TACTTCGTGTGCACTTCCAAGGTTCGAACCTGCACCTGTGTTAGGGCTGGTCTTCTCCAAGTTGATAAATCCGTTCATAATGCTTAGGAACGAACCTGTCGAACCGTCACCGTTAATGGCTAGGTCTTCGATGTCGTTACCGAAAGCATTAGTCATTAGACGAACTAGGTGGTCCTCTAGAGCAGCACCCTCGATGTTATCTTCGAGTGTCTCCGCAGAAACTTCCCAGTCTAGACGAATCTTCTTGGTAGTTAGTTCAACCTTTGAGAAAGTTGCACCTGTGTTGGTGTATGTTGAAACACCCTGGTTTGCAGCACGAATAACACGGTCTCCCACGTTAATCTTCTCCAATTCCATTGTGTTTGCTCTCATTGTAACTCTGCGTCCGTCCTTTGCAAGTGTGGTTGCGTCCCAAACATAGTCGATGAAACGACGTGCCTGTTCAGGGCGTAGGATACCAGTACCTGGATAGTTTGGACTTGCAGTGCTAGATGGGTTTACACCATTTGCACCTGTGGTTACACCAAAGTTCGCGGTTGGGCTGTTACCTAGGAAAGTTCCCTTTTCTGAGACCGAACCTGTACCAGACGACACGCTATCTGCTGTACCGAAAGCACCTTCAGCGTTAGGATAGTTCGAAACTGGACTAGCACCTGAAGGCATATTTTTGATAATTTCTTCTGACATTTTATTTTTCACCTCCTAGTGAATTTATTTTAGTAAATCGGATGTTGTGAGGAAACTTCCGCCCCATACTGATTTTTCCACCAGTACTGGTTCCTGAATGACCTCACCGAGGTCACCAGACTTACGGAAAGCGGTGTCTGCTTCTACTGCGTCAATACGCTTTCCAAGATTTGTCTCAGTTTCAGTTACTACTTCAGTAACGTGTCCGAGAGACTTTTTTAGTTCAGCAACATCGGCAACTAGTGATGCATTTGCATCTGCTAGAGACTTGATGATTGCTGTAATGTCGCTAAAGGCTGTCGCAACTGTTGAGCCTAGTTCTGAAACTGCCTTAGCAATTTCTTCCTCTGAACCAGGAACATCTTCTACAACTTCTTCTACATGTGCTGGCTCGGCTACTGGAGCCTCTTCAACAACTTCTTCTGTAGCAGGAGCGTCAACAACTTCTGCCTCTGGAGCGACATCTACTGATTCAACGTTTTCGTTTTCAGTCATGTTATCATTCTCCTTTTTAATAGTCTTAGAAGTATTAATGCCTTTAGCACTATCTACTAAGAACTTTATCATGTCAATCTTGTCAGTATCTGACTTCTCGACAAAACCTATGTTCTGCATACTTGCACCAGTAACTGGGCTAGTTGCTGCTTCTTCTTCTGAGATTGTTACCAATCCTGATTCTTTGTCCCAGAATACATTTTCTAGGATTGTTTCAGTACCCTCGCCAGTGATGGTGTCTACGCCATCAACCTTCTCTACAGAGATGATATTGGCAAACTGGTTTGCTGGGCTGTCAACAAGTGACAACTCAACTAGGGTGTAGTCTTTAATAATACGGATACTTGCATCCATCTTTTCGTCGTAGGCATCGTCCCACTTGTTCATTTTACCGCCAATAGAAAATCCTGTGTATGTTCCATCTAGAACCTTTTCCCATGCATCCTGAGCACCCTTTGAAACGTATGCTGATACATAAATGCCCTGATAGAACTTCTTTTCTTCTGGGTCAAAATACTTGTCTTCTTTGAAAGCAACCATCTTGCCAACAGCCTTTGGCTGGTGCATTTCACGGATGTTGCCACGGAACTTAGAGAACGCTTCTAGAGAAGCCTCTGGAGTAACAATGTCATTCTGGCGGTCAAGGTTGTCGAGGGTGGCAAAACCAGAAACGATTCTGCGTTCTGCGTCCACCTTTGTTAGTGGCATTGAAATACGGAGATTATTTCCGTCAACGTCGAAGTGTGCCTTTTGAATACTCATAGACTAATTATAGCCCCCTTTTACTGAAGTGTTATACAAATGTTATTATAACACTTTTTTAAGAGGAGCGTCTCCCTTCGCCTTTAGGATTTCTTCCAGCGGTGGTTGCAGGAGTATCAGCCTGAGCCTGTTGTCTTTCAGCATCACGGTCTCTGTTACCTGCGTTGTTTGCATTAGAGTCTGCTGCTTGACGAGCCGTAGGCTGAACCATTGCATCTCCATCTGGACGCTCTGCAAGGTTAAGAATGTCACGAGCCTCGTTAGGAGCCATAATCTGGTTCTTAACGTAGTTAGTAATAATCTGTGACTGAGCAAGTTCGTCTGTAAGTGTTAGTTCGTTGAACTTAAGTTCTAGAACATCTGTCTTCTCACGGATAATCTTGTTAAGAATCTTTTCAAGGTTACGCTGTGCTGGTCTTGCAACCTGCTCTTTAAATGTTCTGTCCTGTGCTAGTGAGTCAGCAATTGACGATGAACTGCTACCTCCAAGTTTTGAAAGTGGAACTTGGTGAGCAACAAGAATGTCGTCACGGTTCTGGTTACGGTACTGGCTAAACGAGCCTTCCTGAATACCGTTTTCAATTGGCTCCATCTTGAACTCAACTTTGTTGCTGTCTGAGTCTCCTGGCAATGGAATGTAAAGAGTTCTGTGTGACTGACCCTTTAGACCAGTCTGCAGGAAACGGAACAACTTGTCCTCTGCCTCTTGTGTAAGTTGTGCACCCTTAAGAGTTACAATGTAACGTGGCACTGCCTTGTTGTTGAAGTAATCGATGTTGTACTGGGATGCAAGCATGTCTCCCAATAGAGATGGCATAGCAGCCATAATGTCTGGCACACCATAGAAAGTGTTTAGTGGAGAGTATTCCTTAATGTGGATAATCTCGTTTGGTCGTGGGTCTTCGGTAATGTAGTTAATGTTCTTTGCACCAAAGTTACGGAAATAAACAACCTTGTTTGAAATGATTTGAACGTATCCATCACGCAGTCTACGAACACGCATTGTTGATGCAGGGATGTGACCAATGTAGCCAATCTCTCCAGTGGTTGTTCTTCCTACTTCAATGTAGCCATTACCCATTGCGTGTACGTCAGTAAATACCTTCTCAAGAACTGAGGAGAACGATTCGTCTTGGTTGAGTCCTTCTATCCAGTCTCTAAGTTGTACCTTAAGTCTTTCAATTCTCTTTCTAGCACGAGACATCTGTTCTGCCGAAGCAGCCTCTAGTTTTAGATTTGTCTTGTCTGAAACAATAAAATCATAACCAAGACCAACTGTGTTTTCAACTTTTGCATCAATAGCGGCGTGGTTGGCAAATGAGGTGTCGTAGTAGTTTGCAAGTTCGTAAAGATTGTATGGTGGGGTAATTACGTCAAAGAGTGAGTATGCGTTACGGAAGACTATTCCAGGATTGATGGCATTTGAGCGAGCACCACCTGCACCCATCTGAATTGCACCAGCAGACTCTAGATAAGCATCGTCGCCAATTGCCTTAGACATTCTGGAACTTCTACGCTTAAAGTTGGTCTGCATACCAGAAAGACCCTTTAGTTCATCCCATGATTTGTTGAATGGGTCTAGAGAAGCAAACTCATTCACTGTCTCTTGAGCCTCGTCTAGGCGAGCAGGTGTGTTTGCGTATTCGTAGTAACTCATTACTCCTCATTCCCAAATTCTAGTTGTGTCTTCTTGGCTGCAATCAATGCACCGAGGTCTGTTTCTGAAGGAATGTATCCCTGCTGCATACGGTCAATCTGCTCGCTGTATTCTTCATCCGATACCTTGCGAACATTAGGAAAGAAAACTGCCTGTCCATCTGGCTGACCATTATACGATGCTTCTGCACGGAGCAGAGCAATACGAGATTCGTCACCCTTCATTGAGTCAATGCTTAGTGCGTTACCGTGGTCGTCTGTGAAATACTTGCCAGAACGCAACTGCCATACATAGATTCCGTAGTTGGAAAATGGTTCTTCAACGACTGATACCTTTGTTTTACCAATCTGATTGGGCATAACCTGCCCGAAGTCTTTTGTAGTGTCAATGTTCATAACCACTAGTATACCACATTATCTACTATTTTGCACTATTCCATACCAGTGAGTGTCGAAAGTACTGGGTTTGCTACAGAATATTGCTTAGTATTAAACGAGTTAGTTCCAGCAAAATATAGATATGATGAATCCAAAACCTGAAGTTTTGTTAAAACGTGGTCATTGTTTGACAAATTAGTAACTCCTACATAGGAATTATAAGCGTCTGAGGTGTTTGACTTAAACACAGACAATATAACATCTTGCCAGGTTATTCCTGTAAGGTCTTGCCACTTACCAGGAACATATCTTTGCCAAGTATTGCTAGAGGATAGTGCTGCCAAGTTTGCATTGATTTGATAGAGAATAAGATTATCTATTGTTAAATATCCTGTTAGGTCAAACTGACCAGTAATTCCATTCAGGGATAGTGCTGTTGGGAACATTGCTGAAATGGTTACCCATGTGTTTACGTTAAATGTGTTTGTCTCAATACCGTCGATGTAGAAAATAACGTTGGTACTTACAAGACCAGTACTTAGGTCAGTTGCCGATATTCTAACGTCTTCTGAATTAGAAGATACTGTCGAAAGACTAAATCTATAATTAAAGTTAGAACTGGCAACATCAAATACGTTTTCTGTGCTTGACTGCAAAGTATATGCTGATGTTGCTGTGTTGTATGGAGTATCGTATTTTGCAGCAAACTGTATAGCACCCAACTTATAGTCTGAAGTTGCTTGTGGATTGATTGGAAATCTAAGTCCACGATTTGTTATTCCAGATACCGCACCTGGGGCTAATCTAATTCCACTACTTGAACTCAAATAAAGGTGTGGACTTGGTTTCTTGCTAATAATATAAGGATTCTTGCCAGCATAGTTATAGGTTCTACTTGATATAACATTCGGAGTTGACTCTGTATATGTAAAAGGAATTATTGTTCCTCCAAATTTAGTGGTAATTGGATTGGTAACATTTTGATAATAATTATAGGCTACCGAAAAAAGGTCAAGATACTGAATCTTTGGGTAGTTAGACAATGTATCAATTACCTGAAATTCTGTGTGAACAACAATACAGAGTTGTGATAAGTCTGGGTCTGTTGGCGGATAAACAATCACACCGTCGGCAACCTCATACTTTGTTGTTTGCCAAGAAGTTCCTGCTCCTGGGCTAATCGTTAGGTTTAACGGTATTGATTGAGTAGTGGTGAAGGTTGAGTCTGGTTGATACGGATTGCTTAATGGCTCAAATGTAATATATGTTCTTACCATTGTTGTAAGCAAGTTAAGTGAAGAGTTTGCAAAACCACTATATCTTCCTGTATTTAGATTAGATGAAGTTCTTGATACTGGTGCATCATAACCCACATTAAACTGAAGAAAATCAAAGTCGTAACCAACATTGCCAGAAACATCTGTAACTGTTTGAGAAAAGTTCTTAAGTGGAATATGGCTTTTCCAAGACCCACCAGAGTTTGAGACAATCTTATTGTCAAACATTGTAACTTCATAACTAGCCATTACGTTTTGAAGTCCATTTAAAATAGTTCCACTTGTCTCAGTTCCAGATGGGAAGTAGAACACTCCATCTGTCCTTACTATTGTTTCTCCAGATATAGGGTTTGTTCTTCTTGAAAGATTGTCGTCTGTTAAAAATTTAATAGAAAGAATGTCTGCTACTGATGTGTCGTCATTTGCCAAATTGCTATCTCCAGCAATAAAGACAACAATTCTAGACTGATTGCTAAAGAAGTTAGCAACATTGCTACCATAGTTGTTGGCAAATTTGTCAATATCAATTCCAACATTAAAATAGCAGTAATTTGGACTTCCAGTAATAAGGCGTATGTTGTCTGCTGGAGTTTCTGTCTTTAAGGTAGATAATGTTCCATTATAAGATAACTTATAATAGATTGTTCCAGAGTTTACAGAAATTGAGAAATAATCTGCTGTATTTATGTCTACAAATTTAAATATAATTTCCTCTGATGTTGGTCTTGTAGTGTTATATCTTCCATAAAGATAAAATGCCTTTATAGGTTCTTCCAGTATTTCCATAGAGTCAAATGAGAAATTTGATACTAGCCACCCTGCCTGTTTCAGATTTATCTTTCCTGTTGCATTCAGGTCTGAGATTGTTTGTGTTCCAGTGGTATTAAGTGTTGGCAAAGCATATTTATTTACAGCAATGTAGTTTTTTGCTATCGTCAGATTGTCTGACACACCGCTGCTCCAGGGGGCATTTGTTGGAAACTTATACTCATTAGAAAATCCAGAACTAGAAAAATCTACAGACGCTACATTTCCTGCAGCAGAACCAATAGTGTTTTCAATTGTATTTACGGCATGTGCTTTTGCAAATCTAACTTGTGCCTGTGATATGCTAACTCTATATGGGAATATTGAAATACAATCATATATTCCATCATTAAAGGAGATGTAGTCAGTCATTGAATTTGCATCCCCTGCTGTTGCTAGGGATGGCTCTGCTAACAATGCTAAATCGTCACTATCTATATCCAGTGATATTAAGACTTCTCCGTTAACCATCAATAAAACATTTTCCGAAGAGTAAACTATGTGAATCAATAGTGGTCTATTAAAGTCCTTAAAGTGATGGCTGCCAGTTTTATTTCCAAACTTAAGAACAAATGATGTACTGTTTACATAAAGTCCATTAGTGTTTACTAAATCTGCAAATGAGGAAACAACCTTTGTAAGTGTGTTGTTGATTGGTTTTTTAATTTGAGTCCAAAACTCAAGGGTTAGGTTTCTATATGTTCCTAGTGTATTTAAAAATCCAAATGCTGGGAAAATCAATCCATCGTCTGTGTTAAGGAATTTAGTTGAATTAAACGAACCATAAATAACTGGTTTTGTGTTTACTTTGGTTGTCGATGTTTTCACATAGCCTGGATAGCCTTTTAGATTGTATGGTGCAAGCAAATGAACAGCATCGCTCATAGTTCCA